CTGGTGACCGAATGACCGCCCTCGCCTGCATCGACACTATCCAGGCTGCCGCCAAGGCTGCAGGACGCGAGCTGAACGAAGAAGAGATGGTCGAGTTGGTTGGCGACCTTCAGGCTCGCATCAAGCAGCTGCAGACCACTGATGGAATGCTAGGCCTTGAAGACGCCGCTATGCGTGCCGCCGACGAGATGGGCAACGAAGTCAAGCTGGCGGCCGTCATCGAGAGGCGTAATGCCCTGCTGAACGCCCGGAGGCGGCTGGAGGCAACCGGCTACATCCGCAGCACCTGGTCAGATCGTCCGGACCTCGGCCTTGAGTCTTTCCTTGTCGGCACTAACGTAGCGCGCCCCGGTGCTCGGCGCTCAGTCGCTGCCGAACAGAAACAGCTCTCGAACGCCTATATCGCCGGCTTCTTGAACGACATGGAAAAGGCCGAACTGCTGCCGTTTCTGACCCGCGGGGATAACGACGCCGACATTGCCGACGCGCTCTGGCGTATGGGCACTGGCCGTTCGCTCGATGGTTTGAGCAAGCCCGCCGTCGATATCGCCACGATCATGCAGAAGTACCAGACCGCCACCAGGACTGATGCAAACCGCGCCGGGGCCTTCATTCGCGATCTGCCCGGCTACATCGTCCGCCAGTCCCACGACCCGTACAAACTGGAGCGGGCCGGCTTCGCACAATGGCGCGACGAGATCAGCGGCTTTCTCGATGAGCGCACCTTCGAGGGAGTGACCGACCGCAACGAGTTCCTGCTGGCCGCTTATAACGGGCTGGTCTCTGGCGTTCACCTGAAGGCATCCACGCCCGAAGCCTCTGGCTTCAAAGGCCCACGAAACCTCGCCAAGAAAGTCAGCGCCGAGCGGGTGCTGCACTTCAAGGACGGTCTCTCCTGGCACCAATACAACAATGCCTACGGCACCGGTTCGCTGCGTGAGGCGTTCCTGGGCGGGTTGGACCAGGCCGGCCAGAACACCGGACTGATGCGCCGCCTGGGCACCAATCCCGAAAGCAACTGGGAAGCGATCCTCGACGATCTCCAGCGCGATTGGATGGACAAGCCGGTTGAGCTGCGCCGCTTCCAGACCGATCGCCGCGGCTGGCTGAAGACCCGTTTCGCGGAAGTGGACGGGACCGCCCGTTTGGCAGTGAACCAGCAGGCCGCGCGAGTCGCCTCGAACATCCGTGCCGTGCAGTCGATGGCCAAGCTGGGCGGCGCTGTTATCTCGGCAGTGACTGACCTTCCGGTGGCCGCCAGTGAGATGCGCTACCAGGGCAAGGGGATGCTCTCATCGATGGGCACCCTGATCGGCGGAATGGTGAAGGGGCGCAAGCCAGCGGAGCAGCGCGAGATCCTGTCCAGCTTGGGCGTGTTCTTCGATAACGTCCGGGGCGATGTGGTTTCCAAGTTCAGCGCCGACGATTCCCTGGGCGGGAAGATGAGCGGGCTGCAACAGAAGTTCTTCAAGCTCAACGGCTTGACCTGGTGGACCGACACCATGCGCAGCACCGCGGCGCTGATGATGAGCCATCACCTGGCCTACAACCGGGCCATGAGTTGGGATCAGATGAATCCCGACCTGCAGCGCACCCTGGAGCTATTCAACTTCGACGCTGGCCGCTGGGACCTGGTACGCGGTACCGCCTCCAAGCTCTCGGACGGCCGGGAGTACATGACCACTCAGGGCATCGATGACATTCCGGAAGCCGACCTGGCCGCATACCTCGCCAGCAAGGGCCGCACAGCGAACGACACAGCAATAGCAGAGCTTCGAGAAGAGCTTGGCGCCCAGCTGCGCAGCTACATCACCGACCGGGCCAGCTATGCGGTTATCGAGCCAGACGCCAGGACGCGCGCCATCATGCGCCGCGGCACCCAGCCAGGCACTGTCGCCGGCGAGCTGCTGCGGTTCGTGGGCCAGTTCAAGGCATTCCCCGTCGCCGTCCTGCAGAAGGCAGCCGGCCGCGAACTGTACGGCCGCGGATATGCCCCGGGCGCGTATGGGCAAGGCGCGGGGCGCGAGATCTACCAAGCGTTGCGCAGCGGCAACGGGGAGAAATTGGGCATTGCTCAACTCCTGGTCTGGACCACCCTGTTCGGGTACGGCGCCATGACCGCGAAAGACCTCCTGAAAGGCCGCGAGCCCCGCCCCGCTGATGACGCCAAGACATGGACCGCTGCGATGCTCCAAGGCGGCGCCCTGGGCATCTATGGCGACTTCTTGTTCGGCGAGGCCAACCGCTTTGGTGGTGGGCTGATCGGCTCGCTGGCAGGCCCGACAGCGGGCGCAATCGAAGGCCTGGCCGACGTGCTCTACCGCGTCCGCGATGGAGACGATGCCGCAGCTGCCGCCGTCCGGTTCGGCATCCAGCAAACGCCCTTTGCCAACCTGTTCTACACCCGTGCCGCGCTGGACTACCTCGTCCTGTACAGCGTGCAGGAATCGCTCAACCCCGGATCGCTACGCCGTATGGAGCGCCGGATCGAGAAAGAGAACGCCCAGCGCTACCTGCTGGCCCCTTCAAAAACACACCTCGACCCATTCGGGTTAGAGCGTTGATCCCTTCGGAGAAAACACCATGTGCGGAAAAGTCCTGCAGAAAGTCCACAGCCTCCACAAGAAACTAGACCCTATCGGCGGCAAGTATCTCGACGCGATCCCACAATCACTTGGATTGCCGACCGTTGACGAGCTCGGTGCTGGAATGGGCGGCAACCCGACCATCGACGGCAAAGCCGTATCACAGTCGGAATACAACGCCAGCATCACCGGCTCTGTCGTTGCACCCGCTGAAGCCCCGACAGAAGTAGATGCCGGCGTACTGGCAGCCCGTGATGACGAGCGCCGTCGTCGTGCGTCCGCTGCAGGTCAGAGCAGCACAATTCTGAGCAGCAACCTGGGCTCTGCCCCCACAGGCCGCAAAACGCTGCTAGGGGCCTGACCATGGACTACGAAAGCATAGCCAACGCCTTCTACGGCACCCCTGTTACGCCCCCGGACGCTCCAGATTCGCTGCTGGGTAGCGGGAAGGCTCCCGAACCAGTCAGCCAGGCGCCAGACGCCCACATCGACGAAACGTCCTCAACCGAAAGCATCGCTGAAGCCTTCTACGGTATGAGCGAGAACCAGGTTCCGGCTGATCAGCACTATCCCGAGCTGTCCGACTTCTACGAAAACATGGAGCGGGAAGACCGGATCAACGGTGAGGAAGTGGACGGCGAAGCATTCCACGCCAGCAGCACCGCCCTGCAGCAGTTCGCAGCCGAGGCAGGCTTCGGACGTGACCACATGCGAGCACTGATGACGACAGTGAACGACACCGTCACCGCCCCGATTACCTCCCTTGAGCAGCTAGAGGCCCGAAACGAGCGCTGCCTGTCTTCTCTGAGGACGTCCTGGGGGAGCGAGTTCGACCAAAACATGGCGTACGCCAAAGCCGAGGCAGCGCGCTTGATCAACACCGTCCCCAATGCCGGCAAGGTGCTGGATATGGGCGCCGGATCTGACCCCGCCCTAGTGAAGCTGCTGGCCGAAGCCGGCCGCACTCGGGCACGCCGCAAATAACCCCCACACCGAAAAGGAACAAACCATGACCGCCACCGCCCGCAACATCGATGAAGTAGAAGTCAGCCTCGACGCACGCCGCCAGGCTTTGGAAATGCGCCGTAGTCAACTCCAAGGCGAACACGAAGCCGCAGCACTGGCCGCAGCAGAGGGCGACGATAACGCGACCAAGCGCGTACCAGCCATTAAGCAGGAACTGCGCGAGCTTCAGGACGAGCTAACTGCGCTCGACGCAGCAGGGCGCGCCCTGGATCGGCGGAAGCATGACCAGCGCATCAATGAACGCGTTGCCGCCGTGAAGACCGCAGAGCAAGCAATCCCCGGCGCTTGTCGATCTCTTCAGGCGTCATGGAGCAAGCTGGAATCGGCTTTCGCAGAAGTCGGCGCCGCCTGGGCTGAAGTGAAGGAAGTAGCACAAAGCACGAATGCCCACGCCCGAGCGTGCCAGCAGCCAGGCGTCATGCCGAACCGTGTCGAGACACGTAACGACATTGCGCTCGACGCCTTAGCTGGCCTTGCCGGGAAGCTGCTTTTTATCGCCAGCCAAGACGAGATCGAGCCAAACGGCGTGCGCTATGGGAACAGCCCTGTCGTCCCGGAAGAGGTACGCGAGCGCATCAACACCATCCTGGAAGCCATCCAGCGTAATGCCGTCATGCATTCGGCGCGCTCAGTGAAGGCGATCCGGGAATGACACCCAAACAAGAGGCTTTCTGTCTGGCCTACATCGAGACAGGCAACGCGAGCGAGGCCTATCGACGGGCCTACAACGCGGAGAACATGAAGCCGGAGACGGTGAACCGGAAGGCTAAGGATCTTCTCGATAACGGCAAGATCAGGGCAAGGCTTGCAGAACTGCGCGAGCCCATCCTGGAACGTCACGGCGACACCGTAGACAGCCTGCTAGTCGAGCTGGAGGCAGCCAGGGCGCGTGCGCTCGCAGTTGATCGACCATCTGCCGCGGT